GCATTAACAGCATCCTTCACTGTTTTAAGAGTAGAACCAGGGGTTTTCAAAGCTGCCGAGTTATCGTCGGGCTTATAGTTCTCGGGGGTAGGACCACCAAGATCTTCTACGGAAGCTAACTGTGTTCCAGGATCCGACATTTTTGGCATTGGATCCGCTGGCTTTGCGCCAGCATTAACAGCAGTTTTGGATTGCTTTGTGCCTGCTTCCATTTCCTGTAATTCGTTACCACGAGACATTTGAACTCTCCGATTTACCTATGTTTAAATCTATATTTATTTATTAAATAAAAGTTTTGCACCTGTATTATCAGATGCTATTTAAGAAATCTTGGAAAAGATTAAGTTTGTGCTCATCCAATCTTCTTTGATCAACAAGAGTGTTGATCTGTTTGTAGGTTCTAGATGCTACTCTCTCACGGAGAATACCACCATCCCAAACCCACTCTTTTCCTTCCATGATACCTTCAACGAAAGCATCAGGAGCGGAAGGATCTGCAACAATATCTGCTGCAGTAGCAAGCATGAAGTCATTACCTACAATGTTAACTCCCTCACGATCTGGTCTTAATGAACCAATACCACGAGAAGAAACGCCAAGTTTCACACCTTCTTTGATAAGAGATTCTGCAATCTTACCCATTGGGGTGCTGAGAATCTTTGCCTTACCGATGAAGTTTGATCCGTTTTCTCTTAATGAAACGATTTTATGAGAAACACGATCAAGATTTACTGTTGGTCCATCTGGATGACCAAGTTCTCCAAGTGCTCTGCCTGCAACTACATTAGATTCATTGTATCTTGCAACTTCACGGCGAAGAGTTTCCATTGGATACATTCTTCCATTGCGATTTTTAATATCGCCCTGAAGGAATACACCCTCGATATAAAGACTCTTCTTACCGTTGCGTTCTTCAACGATAAAATCTACTGTTTCGATTTCTTCTCTGATTAGTTTCATGAGTTTAATTTGTGAATCCTACTTGAGTTGCAAGAACTGCGCCGTCAGCAAAAATAATATCTGCTCCCAACTTCTCAACATATTCAGAAGTACCATCTGGCATACTAAAAGATCCGATACCGATTCCTCCAGTAGCTTTGTCCATAACGGTAATCTTTCTAGTTGCACCAGAAACATTAACTAAACGAAGAACTGTTGCTCCATTTACAGATGTTGCAGTTCCTGCAGAAGTGCCAAGTGTTACCTCTGAGGAACCAGTTCCTACTACTGGATTACGAACTAATCTGATTCTTGCTGCCATTATACTTAAAAAATCATTATTAGTTATTTATTATATTTAAGACTCTTCCTCTTCTTCATCTACTTCTATCTCAGGCAACCCAAAATGAGAAGTAGCAACTGTTGGTTTAGCAGCATCTACTTTTTCTGCTGCTTTTGAAAAAAGCATGTCTTTGATTGCATCACTGATTTGAGATGGTGACTCATCAGCAATCATCATATCTAAAAGTTCATCCATGTCCATCTTTATGATTATGTAACATACAGTATTTATTAGATTTCTCCACCTTCGGGTGCTTCAGTTGCTGATCCATCGATTTCTGGTTCAAGTGGAACCTGTCCAAGTTCTCCATTAGTTTGATCTAATGGTTCACCTGTTTCTGGATCAACTGGTGCATTTGGATCTGGAATAATTCCTGCTTCGATTTCTTTTTGAATCAGTGCATCTTGTTCAATGATTTCAACATCAGTTTGACGTAGAATTCTGCGACGGATATAGTCTTGAGAGAAATATTTGCCAACATATGGTTCAGCAGTAGACACAAGATTTAATCTTTCGGTCATTAACTCTGCTTCTTTGAGCTCGGAGAAATGATTATCGTAAAGGAAATCATATTGAATATGTTCACTCATCATCTCCCAATCTTCAGGAGTGACAATATTTTTGAGTAAAAGTTGAGTTCTAAGCATGTCGTTAAACATGTTTGCAAATCTCTTTCTTAAACGTCCAACAAACTTAGTAAACTTAAGTTCGTCTCTTAAGATCTCAGAAGATCTTCCCAGGTTAAACCCACCTTCTCCATCCATTCTTGATGGGGGAACATTAAGCGCACGGAAGAGTTTCTTTTTAAAATACTCAATATCAGTGATTTCTCCAAGGTTTTGTCCTCCAGGGAGAGTTGAGATTTCTGTTCCTCTTCCACCTTCACGTCTTGGAAGCCAGAAATCTTCAAGCATTGCCATGTATTTTTTGTCATCACGGATCTCTCCAGTATTTGCATCATAGACTAACTTGTTGCGATAACGCATCATAACGTCACGCAAATATTGTTCTGCTTTTACTTTTGGAAGATTACCAACGTCAATATAGAAAATACGACGTTCTGGTGCTCTTGATAAACGATAGATTACAAGAGAATCTTCAATCATTCGCAGTTGATTTACTGCTTTGATTGCTTTATGTAAGTATGAAAGTGTTGTTCCTTTAGTTCTATCAACTAAACCAGATGTGCAATATGCGATGGAATCTTTTGACATCTTGATTCCTTTACTATCACTCGCTGCACTTGGGTTACCAACAGGGTAACTGGTTTTTGGAGTGTAGATAAAATATTCTTCAATCTCTGGAAATGCATATTCCAAAGGATTTTGATTTTGAAGTGCCGAAATATTTGTAAGTCTATTCTGCCTATCTTCACCATTTTTATTAGTGTTTTGGCGAACATAACGCATTTTCATTGCGTCAATATATCTCAGTTCTTTAATACCTTCTTCTGGTTTTTTAAGATCGATGACTTTATGATAATATAATCTTCCGTCAATATACCAGTTTCTGTAAATTTCGTGTGCCTTTTTATCAAAATCCAGAAGATCTAAGATGTGCTTAAACTCTGCACGAATCTTTTTCTTAATACCATCGCTTGCATTCAGATTTGAAAGTTCAATCTCGACAGGAGAATCATTCGTATCTGAAACGATTGCTTCATTCACAATATCTTCAATAGCACTATCAACTTCTGGATGAAGTGCCATCTCACGATATCTTTTAATCAGATCAAACTCAGTTCTGTAAACACCTTCGATGTCAACATAGCTGCCAAAAAACCCACTGCTTAAGTAATGGTCAACCCCGTCCTCATTGTTAGGAGGAACGGGGGAAACCGCAGTGGGTGATTTTGGTTCGTTATCCTCAATCGAGAAACCAAAGAGTTTTGCCATTATATGTTATGGTCGTAGCTTTCTACTATTTAGAAAGCTACGAAACCAAAGGATTACGAAACAACGTTGTTGGTTTGATCGCCAGCAGTTGTCTCAGATCCACTCTGTGCTTCAAGTGAACCACCAACAGTGTAGTAGTTAACTTGGAACTCAACTGTAAACTCTTCAATAGTATCACCAGTATCGTAAGAAAGATCGATCTGTGAAATATTTGTTGGGAAGATATCCTTAAAAGTATATGTTCTCAGAGGAGTTTGATCTGCACCAGTTTCATTATTTTGAGTTGCTTCCCTAAACTGACCTCTACCAAGTTGTGCTACGTGAGCATCAACCATATAAGATGCAGGGTTAGTTGCGCCAGAGTTATTTGTCAGTTTGTTGATTGCATTCATCCAATATTCAAACTGAGTTCTTACAACGAAGTCTTCGTCGTTGATAACTGTTACAGTCCAAGTATCGAATGTGCGATCTCCAGCAACTTTCAGAATGCGACCTCTGAAAGGAACATCAATCACACCATTGTTTGATGCAGGAAGAGCAGCTGCTTTACACAGGAATCTAAAATCTTCTTGTGCTTCAGATGTCCAATCTGCACCAGCTTGGTTTGCTGCTACTGGGAATGAAGGAATATGAACTTCAAAGAGATTGGGGCGAGCGCCACCGCCCGCCAGTCTTGCTTTGAATTGAGAGATGGTTTTTAAGTTAGCCATTTTTTTGGTTCTCCGTTAAGTTGATTTATTCAATGATCAAACTCGACCTGCAACTTCATCGAAGCTGACACCAGTTCTGGTGGCAACAAAGGTGAGAGTTACGAAGTTAATCGACTTAGCGGGCTTCAGATAAATGTCCGCTCTGAACTCATTGTTATCAATAATATCAGGGGTGTTGTTTGTTTCGTCGCAGACTACGAGGAAGTCATAAAGACCTCTCTTTGCTTGAATGTCACGGAGATAAGGTGCGACAATATTAACAAAGTTTGCTCTGGTAATATCATCATTCAGTTCAAAGAGTTGTGCCTTAGCAGCTCTTTGAAGTGCTTGCTCAACTGTGAGGAACAGGCGACGAACGTTGATTCTGTCAAATGCGGATGCATAACCAAGAGCAGTCTTATCACCAAAGAGGAGAATACCGATTCCAGGATCGTTGATGACTGCGTTGATTCTCTTAGGATAGAGACGATCTCTTTGTGCCTTGGTTGGGTTATATGCAAGTTTGATTGCACCGTTCAGAATACCTCTTTGCTGACCAGCAGGTGAGAACCAAGGATAAGCAAAGATCGATGTTCTAACCATCAGACCAGCGATATCGCCATTAGTTGGGATATAGCGGAACTGGTTGTTGAAACGATCATAGGTGTACTTATAACCAGTGTCAAAGACTGCGTAAGAAGACGATGACAGTGGGCTATAGAACGAGATTACGTTATCAGTTTGAGTATTGCTATTTGTGATGTTAACAACATCAGATCTATGTGGAGAAATGACTGCCATGCAATCCTTTCTCTGGTTAGCAACACCAATCAGGTAGTTTGCTTTTGCTTGTGATTCTGACTTCTTAGAAAGACCAGGACCCATCAGAATATAATCAACTTCAACACCTTCAGTGTCATTAAAGAGTTCATATGCAGAGGTCAGATCTCCAAGAGTTGCGGTTGCACCACCAGCAGAAGAGTAGTCAACACCACCAATCAGTCTGAAGTTCTTGTTACCAACAACCGAGAAGGTTGTATCTTGAGCAGGAAGACCCCAGAGACCATCTGCAAGAGATACTCCATTATAGGTTCCTGCAGTTGTGAATCCAGAATGAGTTGGATAGATTTGAGGAACATCACTACCAACTGCTTCAATGAAAGCAGAAGATTGGTTACGACCATAGAAGATATACTCCGAGTTGTCACGGATGTAATCCTTATAGTAGATTGATCTTTGATCTCTTACAGCATCGCTTGCTTTTGAGAGATTGAGGTGCGTCTCAAGAATGTTAGCGGTAACACCAGTGACTTCACCAAGATCATCAACAACTGCAATGTGCATTGCGTCGTTTCTACCACCACGATCAGTTACAAATACGTTTGAAACTGGTTTTGGTGCGAGTGACTTCCAGTACAGAGTGCTATTAGTCAGACCCAGTGTTTGCTCATCATACCAGTCTTGCAGAATAGTAGATGTTTGAACTGCAACAGTTGTTCCAGTTGTATCGGTAACATTGATAGTTGCACTCTTGCCGATTCCAGTCAGTGCAAATGCTCTAGTTGGATCACCTTCAGAGTAAGAGATGGACTGGAAGGTTGTTCCACCACCAACTTGAATGATTCTTTCTGTAACTCTAACGTCAACGCTTGACTTAGATCCATCGGTTGAGTTGGTATTAACACCAACGATAACGCCCTTCAGGATTGCGTTGCTTGCTGAAGTTGTTCCGATTCCGATCAGTGCAGTTCCACCAGGAATCTGTGCCGTAACAGCAAAACCAACGGTCATTCCGATACCGCCAAGGTTTGTGCTATTAAAGAACAGTCTTTGATCTGCAAAGTCGTCAATCTGACAAACTTTCAGAGTATCTGCCCATTTGCCAGGGTTCTTTGCTGCAACAAAGAAAGTTACGCTATCATCAGAGTAGTTGACATCATAGTCATCAATACTTTTGATGTTAATGCTTGTGCTGGCAATGCCAACACCAGCGTTTGCTGATCTCAGGTCTGTATCATTACATCTTACAACTTTCAGAACTCCACCATAGGAAAGGAAAGATGATGCGGTCATCCAGTATTCAAACTGGTTATCGGTGGAAAGAGGCTTACCAAAATACTTGATAAGTTCTGCCTCTGTAGTAACATCTACAATATCTTCAACGGGACCTTGTGGGAAAGGGCCAGCAATGGCACCAATATTATCAAGAACGTTATCCGCTCTTCCTACAGTTAAGTCAACTTCCCTCGTAAGTACTCCAGGGGATAATTGAGGAGTTGCCATGATTGTCTCCAGTGTTCAGATTATCTAAGAAATATTTATTAAAATCTCAAGTTTAAAGGGGGAAACAAGACGTGAGTACTACCAGTCTGGATAATGCCAATAAAGGTCTTCTCTTTGGCATTCTTTGTCTTCTCGTTGGCGATTATCGGTGACTCTTTTTATTGTGCATTCTTTACACTCATATGAGTATGAAGATGCTACTGCACCTTTATCTTTTCTTGTTCTGTAGAATGATTCAACTAAATTTTTAGTTTCTCCACATACCCTACACTTTCTATCATTTAATAGTAAATGTCCAAGTTTTATCTGACCATCTAAATCCATTACATGTACTCCCACATATATGATCGATCACCATATTCATCAGTGAACCATCGATCTCCATCAGCATCAACAAAAGTGGAACTATCTAATCCATCAGACACAAATCCAAAAGGTGCCATATCCTGCTCGATTTGATCTCTTTGATCTTCATATAATCTTTTACGAACATCTTGATCCGTCAGTTCTTTAAAATAGTCTTGTGCAACCAACCATGCATAAATCACCAAACACATTGCAAGGTCATCATTGCATCCTTCTTCTGCTTCAAATGAGTTATTTTTTTGAATAAATGTAGTTAGCTCTGAAATTATGTCATAGTCCTGAATGAATAACTTATCTTCCTCAATCATTGTTTTGAGGTTGAGAGATCCAACCTTTTTTACGGTCTTACTCATCTTCACTCCAAGTTGAGTTTTCTTTCCAGAAAAACCCTGTCCAACAACTTGACCTGCTCTACCTCTCATAGAGCACATCAATAAGTTTTGATATTCCAAATCAAATTGTAGGATTGAAGCTACTTGATCACCAACGTCGTTAACTTCACACAACACGAAAGCATTATTATATGATTTTGCCACCTCCCAGATTACATTGGGAAAAAGCATAGGTTTAATTTCATTATTTCTATACTTTGCCACAAGTTTATGTGGGAAACTTGTAATATCAATCACAGTAAATGCTGAATAGTCGTTACCAACACCCCTAGCAACGTCAACTGTGATTAAGTAATCATGATTAGAAATCGGATCTTGATGAACATCTAATCCTGCACTAGTGGTTTTTGGATTTTCATACACCAGTGATCTTAACTTACTAGGAGCCACCAGTGTATCAACAGATCCTAAGAACTCACATTCAAACTCAACTTTGAACTGTTGTTCTGATGTGTTCGCAATCGTTTGTCTTTTCCATTCAGAATCCCTACCAGGAACTTCTGACCAATGAACATCTGTTGGAACATATTCATTTGAACCTTTCTCCGCATCATGCCACATGCGGTAGAAGTGATTCATACCATGTGGTGTTGAAACTATGATGACTTTTGTGCTTTTACCAGAAGAAATAGTAGGATAAACAGATGCAAAGAATTGGTC